AAGTAAACCACCTTTTGCGTCGCATCAGACCGAACTTCCCAGACTACGAACAGCTGGTGAAGGACGAGTTCAAACTGATAAACGCACCAGGCGCAGACCAACTATCATTGTTCAACACCAACCTACGACAGGTAGCAGTGCACTTAGAAGACACCTTTTTAGAATTACAATCACAAAACATGAACACAGACAAGAAAATAGAAACCCTTAGAAACATGTACGGAATTAGTGTAGACGAGTGGACGAACACCATAGAATACGCCCTTCAACATTGTGGAGACCAACATCCTAAGCGGCGGCTAAGGATAGACGCAATGTATGAACTGATCACCGGGCAAGGCAAGCGACCACTCACAATAGGCGATAGGTTATGGCTAGAAAAAGTAGTATACAAAATGAAAAAAGACGAGATTGCCAAGCCCGGCAAATGGGCGAGGATGATAGGAGATCTTGGAGTTGGTGCAAGCCTCCAAGGCTTCGGCGTTACAGATATGATAAAGCACGCTCAGTGTCGAGTTGGACAGGAGGAGCGATACCACGAATATCATGGCTTTAGAATATATGTCGTAAAATCGCCAGATTATCACGCCCTTAAGGAAATCTTCGATCAGTTGATGAACCCCTCGAAAGTCGGGACTTTCGTCATCTTTTCGGACGATGCTTGTTGCAGTCTCAGAAAAGGTGGTAAGGTAGAGATGGCGAACTTGGACATCTCCGGTTGTGACGCCAGTCACGGCCCGAGAGCGTTTTACGGATTTTCTGAGGCTGCCCCATCCCACATGAGGGAAGCCATAGATATCCTCATAGACCAATGTAAGTTGCCAATCGTTATCACCAGCAAAAACAACAAAAAATACAGCGTAACATTAGCAAATGCTCAGGGTCATCCTTCCCTATACTCCGGCTCCACTCTAACAACAGCCATCAACAACTCGGCAAATCTCAACATCGCTTTACAATGTGTTGACGATTTCCATGCTGGGCGTGCAACGACGATCAATGACTTCCAGGTCAGCGCTGCACGAGTTGGTTACTTTGTGACGATTGAGCTTACGGACAAAGCCGAAGGTTTGCAATTCCTGAAACATTCACCATTACTAGACACAAACGGGGAGTACCAGCCAGTACTAAACCTAGGCGTCTTGTTCAGAGCATCAGGCACCTGTAAAGGAGACGTGCCAGGACGGACGAAAGACGGTTTAGAACTACGAGGACGGAGATACCAGCATGCGCTACTCAGAGGCATGTATCCACGGTGTTCAATGTCCATCGTAGACGCCCTATTAGATCAAGTGCGCGACACTGACTATGACGCTTCGTACGTCAAAGCGGCAGAACGCATGTTACCACACTACACCACTAGCGACACCCAACCTTCCTTTAGAACCCCG